CACCGGGCGGCGAGGAACGCCTGAAACTTCACGTCCTTGCACCATAGCGCCGCCAACAGGCAGAGCGGCCCCACCTTGCCCGGCGGATGCGCCGGCTGCGCGGGCTTCGGTTGCTCGTCGTCGCCGATGGGAACGAACACCGCCATCAACCGCTGCCCCGGACGCTTGCCCTCGCGCCGCGTCAGCAATTTGAACGGTTCGAGTTCCGTTTCGTCGATGGCGAAGATGATCTTCGCGCCACCCGTGGCGGTTACTTGCCAGTTCAGCAGCATCAACTCTGCCTTGATCGTCGGAAGCTCGTTCACTTCTTCCCTCCTTCCGTGTGGGGGATCGACACCGGGACACCCGGATTCCCCCGCCTCCCCTGTTCGGTGCCGTCCGGCCACCGAACCCACTTCACCTTCACCCCCGGCCCGAACACGGCCTTGAAGTCGTCAATCCAAGCCGTCAGTTCCGGACACTTCTCCCGGTTCGTGCGGGTTTTCTCGGCCGTATCCGTCCTCTGCTTCGTCGATAGGCGGGAAATCCGGTCCCGCATCTGCTCCAACTGTTCCTGTGAGTCCAAGGGCCTCCCTCGCGTAAGCGACCGAGATGTGCGGGTAGGACGCCGGGTCCGCCATGATCCGGTGCGCCCAATCGGGTCCGCGCTTCGCGCCAACCGGGCGCTTCGCAAGCACCGCGCTGATGCTCGCCGGAATCTCCCCGTGCGCCTCGCGCGGCGGCGGGAGCTTCACCCGATCCTCCGGCCGGAACTGGCGGCAGATCGTGATGAATTCCGGAAGTGTCGGAGGGAACTTGTTGTTCTTGTTCAGGTAGTCGATCGCGGACCGGATTGCCTCGTCCGAGATCCCGACGAGCCCGGCCTGCCACGTCTCCTTCACCCGGTTCATCGGGGAATCGGTCCACAGGTCGAGCCAATGCCGGCCATACATCGTCAGCAGGACCGCGAACAGCTTGTCGATCGGCCTGCCGGGCAAGTCGTTACTCGACGCGATGTGCCTCGCCCGTGATGTCGTTGGGTGGTTGCTCATCATTCCCTCCTTCGCTTGTCGACCAGATCTCGCGCGCCTGCGCCGCCCGGCGCTCCGCCATGCTGCCGCCGTTCCCGCCCTGCGGGCGATACGACTGGAAGTCGGCCTTCACGGTGAACAGCCCCTTCCACCCCTTCACGATCGACTGGTCGATCACCGCGACCGCGTTACCCCCACCATCGACGATCTTCGCCAGTTCCTTGATCGCCAGATTCTCGGCATGGGGAGTCATCGGAGCCCGAAGCCGAACTCGATGTTGCTTGAAGGCATCCCACGATTCCCGAGGAAGCCAGTCGGGTAATTCGACGCCGTTCCCTGCCGGCGCAGCGCGCGCAGCGCGCGCCTTGGTTTTATTCTCCGAAGGAGAATCTTCACTTCGCTTCACTTCTCTTAACTTCACTTCGGCGGTCTTAGGACCGTCTTGAGTCTGACTTGAGTCTGACTTAGGTCTGACTTGAGTCTGACTTGAGTCTGACTTTCTTCCGTGCATCTCCTTGATTTCGTTACATTCTATCGTTTCTGGCGGTCTTGGGTTTGGGCTGTTGACATAGCGAACTCGCTGCCGAAAACGGGGAATGTGCATGTAGGTCTTGCCGCCGATCTGGTAGGGCCGGAGCAGATCGGCCTCCACCAGAGCGATCCGGATGCGCTCGGCCTTCCGTGGGGTGTCGACCCCGAGATCTCGCCACAGGCGGGCAAGGTGCCGATCGCCCCCCTCGAAGTTCCCGAGGTCGTCGGCTTGCAGGATGCAGGCGATGAAGGCGAGGCGCGCTGTATTGTCAGCGAGATCGAGCCACCGCTGCGATTGCAGCAGGGACGACCGGAGGATGCGATTCGGCAAAGCAGATACCCCCACTAGGGCAAGCAGAAAAAAGGGTGCCGGTAAGTCCCGTAGTGGCGGAACGCGGGAAGGCCCTCCCGTTGTCCCGGCACCCCGAAGGTTATCAGAAAGCCGCGATCAGATCTTGCCTGTTTCGACGATCGCAATGCCGTGTTCAGCGAGCAAGTGCTTCTTCTTCCACTCGTAGAGGTCCGTCTTGGACGCCGGGCTTTTCCAGTCCTCGACGACGAGCTTCTTCGAGCGGGTTTCGTAGTAGACAAAGTCGGCGACGTAGGTGCCGATCGCCATGCCGTTGACGGACAGGGAGAACGCGACTTGCCGGCGAAGGCCGGAGATCTCGCCCGCCATTGCCCGGTAGTGCAACTGCAAGAACCGTTCCGCTTCGCCCTTCGAGTCGAACCGCTTGCCATCGACGACGATGGGTTCGTTCCGATACTTCGCAGGCTTCTTCTTGGGGGCAGGGGCCGGAGCCGGGCCCTTCGCCAAGGCGGCACTCTTGCGGGTGATCGCCGCCAACTGCTCCTCGGTCATGCGCAGCCCCTTACTCATGCCGCTGCCGAGGCCGTCCAAAGACGTCCGGGCGCAAGTCGAACCGGGTGATCTTGCGCTTCGTCGCCTTCTCGACCGCGATGCAATGCTCCGCCGGGATGCGCCCGACCTTTAGCCAATACCAGACGTGACCCTGCTTGATGTTGCCACCGCAGGCTCGCGCCAATCCGGATTGCCCGTCAAGCAGGCGCACCGCCGTTTCGAGTGCTTTGAGTGGAGTCATGCCGCGAGTCTACAACAAAAATTTCTTTCACACAAAGTTTTCTAGGTGCTATGATTGAGTCTCGTCCGAATGGGGGATGCCGTGAGAGTGTGGGAAGCCTTCTGGTTCGCGTTGTTTACGTTGATGATTTGCCTTGTATGCGTGACCGTCACCGAGAAATATGTCACGGAACGGGAGGCGCGCAAGGCCCCCACCGCTGATGTCGGGATCCGCTGCGGCGAGCCGATGCGCGGGTGGACCCTCATGGTCAATCGGAAGGCGGACGGCGGCTTGGCCTGCACCTACTTCGAGCCGTTCACTCCGCCAATAGAGGGGGTGAAGCAATGATCGAATTCCTCACAGACGTTGGTTATCTAGTGATCGGGGCAATCACGTTCGGCGGGATCGTGTTCGTCGTTCTCGCCTTGCTCGACGCATGGCGGAACATGCGGAGGAAGTGGTGAGCATCCTCGATCGACTGGATGAGGAAATCGCGGCCGCGCAGCGCCGCGTGATGAGCAAAGTCCTGCGCTGCATTGCCGACGCGAAAGCGAACGGCAACCGCCGGTCCGCAGGGCAATTCTGGCGACATGCGAAGGAGAGGGAGGGCTATGGCACTAACCGAAAAGCAACTGTCGATGCGCAAGGTCGGGGGCTCGGACGTGGCGACGATTCTCGGGTTGAACCCGTTCAAGACGGCGCTCGAACTGTTCCATGAAAAGATGGGGTTCATCGAGCCGGCGGACCTGTCCGAGAACGAGGCGGTCGAGGCCGGCAACGTCCTCGAAGATGGCATCGCCGCGCTCGCCGAGCGCCGGATCTCGCGGCGCGACGGTCGCCCGATCAAGCTGCGCCGCTCGAACCTGACGATCGTCCACCCCAAGTATGACTGGCTGACGATTCACATCGACCGCGACGTGGTCGGCGAGGATCGCGGCGTCGAGTTGAAGAACGTCGGGTGGCGCGCGGCCGCGAAGTGGGGCCCGGAGGAAACCGAGCAGATTCCGCAGTATTACGCGCCGCAGGTTCACACCTACATGCTCGTCAAGGACTACCCCGTGTGGACTGTGGCGGCCTACCTTGGCGGCGGTGAGATGCGACTCTACGACATCGCGCGCAGCAAGGAGTGGGACCAACTCATCATCGACTCGACGCATGACTTCTGGTTCGAGAATGTCGGCAAGGGGATCCCGCCCGACATCAACCCCGACACCGAGCGCGCCGTCGCCGCATTGAAGCGGGTCTACCCCGGCACCGATGGGACAACGATCGTTGCGCCGTCGTCGCTCGCGGCGTGGCGCGACGTCCGCGCCGAGGCCAAGGCAACCATCCTGAAATACGAAAAGGTCGTCGATGGTTGCGATGCCCGGATGCTGATGGAGATGGGGAGCGCCGCCATCCTGCAATTCGAGGACGGCTCGGCCTTCACCCGGAAGTTGGTCAAGAAGAAGGAATACGTCGTTCCGGCGTCCGAATACATGGAACTGCGATTCAAGAAAGCGAAGGACGAGTAATTCCACGGGCTGCCGCCAGTTCGACGTCGGCCGCGCGACGTTAAATAGCGCGGGAAGCTCCTGTGAACCGTGCGGCGGCCCACCCCATTACGAGGAAACCATGAACGAACAAGCAACCGCTGTTACCACCACCGAACCGGAATCGAAGCCGGGAACCGCAATGGCCGCCTTCGACTTTTCGCCGAAGTCGCTCACCGAGGCGATGGAACTGGCGAAGATGATGGCGACGTCGACCATCGTCCCGAAGGACTACATCGACAAGCCGGGCAACGTCCTCGTCGCTATCCAGATGGGCGCGGAAGTCGGGCTCAAGCCGATGCAGGCGATGCAGAACATCGCCGTCATCAACGGCCGCCCGTCGCTGTGGGGCGATGCCGTTCTGGCGATCGTGCGCTCCGCGACGGACGCCACCGGGGCAAAGATCCTCGAAGGCATCGACGAGGTCTACGACGAGTCAACCAAGACCGCAACCTGCACGGTCAAGCGGCGCGGTTCGCCGCCGGTCGCGCGGACCTTCTCGATGGCCGATGCGGTCAAGGCTGACCTGTCGAACAAGCCGATCTGGAAGCAATACCCGCAGCGGATGCTCCAGATGCGCGCGCGGTCGTGGGCGCTGCGCGACGTCTTTACCGACGTCATGCGCGGGATGCCGATCGCCGAGGAGGTCATGGACTACAACCCGCCCGAGAAGGACGTCACGCCCGGCGCGCCGCCGGCTCCGGCCGCCTCGCCGCAGGACGCCGCCCTCGAACTGGCGCTCCGCAGGCGCGCCGACCAGATCTGCGCGATGTTCGATCGGGCCGTCACGCCGGAGGACTTCAAGGCCGCCACCGAGGCCGCGAAGCGCCTGCCTGACGGGGAACACCGCCAGAAGGCAATCGACGCGCACCACCGGGCGAAGAACCGCCTCACGGCCGCGACGGCGACCGATGCCGCGCCGTCCGCCGCGCCGGCCGCCGAACCGCCGATCTCGGCGGAGACGGTTGCCGCCATGATCGAGCGGTCCGCCAACAAGGATGAGGCCGACCTCGCCGCCGACTCGATCCGCGCCTTCCCCGAGGCCGTGCAAGCCGAGTTGTGGAAGGTCTACACGGCCAAGGTGGCCGAGTTCAAGCCGGCAGAATGACGCTCCGTCAGAACCGGCGCAGAGGGGGCCGTAGCCTAGAGCAACGGGTGTGGTCCCTTCTGCGGAAGAAGGGGCCGATGAACCCGCAGGCCGTCAGCATCGAGTTCGAGATCTCCCGACTCGCCGCCGGGACGGCCCTGCGGCGGCTTCGGAAGAAGGGATGCGTCACCGTGACCGGAGCGACCAACTCGATCCGCTACACCGCCACCGACGTCAAGCCGGAGGACATGCGCGGGACCGCGCCGAACACGGTAGCGGCTCTGCTGCACTACTGCCGCAAGCGGGTTCGCCACGACAAGCGCAAGTTCCACCCCTACCATAACCCGACTCATCCGCTCGATCGCGCGATCGGATTGAAGCGCAACCGAAGGGAGTATTGATGCTGCGACAAGTCACCTTCCGCGAAGTCGATGTCGACACCAAGAGCAACCCGCCCATGTGGTATGCATGGCCGCGCGCCTGCCCGATGATGGCCGCGAAGGCGGCGGCCGGCGAGCCCGCGCCGATGGCTTGCCAAGGCGGGCACGTCGATCAGCACGGTGTTCGCCACTTCTTCACTTGCTGTTGGCATTCCGACCTCGGCTGCGTCGATCAGCACAACGATGAGATGGTCGTCCCGTGCTACTACAACGCCGAAACCGACTTCTGGAACCGGCCAATGGGGCGCATCGACGCCGACTACTACAAACCGCAAGAATTGGGACCGATGAACTAGGAGGAGGATGAATGGACCCGTGCGACGACGATCACTATTGGGACTACCGCGAGCAGGAAGGCGAACGGAAGGCCCGCAATAAGTGGTGCCCGGTATGCCGGACGATGGGCGGCCACCTAGCCGGCTGCCCGGAGACGCCGGACCCGGAACCCGAAAAGGACGACGAGTCCAATGGAGAAGAATGATGCGCCATGACGAACTGACCCCGCGCGAGAGGGAGTGCGCGCAATTGCTTGCCGGCGGCCTATCGAACTTCGAGATCGGCAAGAAGCTCGGAATCAGCCCGTCAACCGTCCGATCGCACCTTCGCAACGTCTTTATGCGACTCGGAGCGAAGAACCGGACTCACGCTGCCGTGATTATGCAGCGCAAGCCGTCCCTCATTCCCCGCGCAGTTCCCTCGCTACAACAGCCCTGACCTCGGCCGGGGCCGTCTTGACCATGCGGCGGCCCCGTTCCATCATCGCCGACTCGATCCGCTGCCGGATCTGGCGTTGGTCGATGCGGATGATCCAGTCCGGGTTCGCCCGGTTCCAGTTGAACATCTCCAAGACGGCGGCCTTCACGGCATCCGGATCCCGGTCGATGATCCCGCGCGCCCACTTGTCCGCGATCTGCGACTCGACGATGCGGACCATCGAGACGTCCTGCCGCACGGCCTGCGCCTGCTCTGACGCGAGCGCGACGTCCTTGGGCTGAATCCCGATCGACTTCACCGCCGCATCGAACTTGGTGACGTCGATGATCTTCCGGCCCTGCGAGTCGCGCGCCATGCCCGTCTGCCACATATCGAGCCCCTTCATGGCATTCGAGACGGCGACCGGCGAGGCTGACGTCACCATGCCCTTGATGTTGCCGGCCTGCGCCGCCGACACACCGCGCGAGATCTGGCTGTAAAGCCCGCCCACCGGCCCGGCGAATTCGGCGACCGCCTGCGACTTGTCGGCGTCCGATTGCTTGAAGATGTTCGTGCCGGGGATCAGGTTGTTGATCCCGAGCCGGCCGGAGACGTCGATCGGCACTCCGGGGATCCCGGAGAACCCATGCAGGAACATCGGCCCGGCGACTTGGCCGAGGTAGTTGATGGCGGTCTGCCGGAGCCAACGCTTCGAGTTGGTGTTGTAGCCAAGCCATTGCCCGATCGTGTCGATCAGATCTTCGAGGTTGTCCGCGCCCGGCGCGCCTTGCACCCCGGCGGCCGCAAGCAGGAGCGCGCCGGCCATGATCTTCTCCCGGCGCGGCAGGCGCGACAGGAATTCGAGGTAGGCGATCGTGTATTGCTTGAAGGTGAACACCAGAGCGCCGACCGCGCCGCGCGAGGCATTCGGCCGGTTCGCCCGGTTGTAAATGCCCTGCGTATCCTCGACCGCGCGCTCCGCGAAGTCGAAGGCATCCTCGAACGTCGGCCTGCCCTCGGCCTCCCTCTTGGCGTTGATCCGGGCGAGCGCGCCCTCCTCCGACGCGATGTCGAAGGCAGCGAGGAACGTGATCCGCCGGTTGAACGTCTCGGCAAGGCTGAACGGCGCGCCCCACAGCCGCAGGCCCTTGCGCAGCCAGATGTTCGACCCGAGCCCGCGAATCGACTCGGCATACAACTGGTGGAGTTCCTGCGGATCGGTGATCCCTTCCGCGCCGGCCCGCTTGAGCGCGGCCTGCGCCTCGGGGGTGAACTCGCCCTTCGCCATTGCCTTCGCCGCGCGCGCGAGCGCCATCCCGGCAGCCGCCGGGTTGGTGAATGACGACAGGTAGGGCGTCGTCATCATAAACGGCTGCGTCAGGTTGACGAGCGCCGAGGCGAGCGAGCCGCCGATGAAATGCACGAACAGCAAACCGCGCGCGGCGTGAGCTTCCTCCAACGGGTTCTGGACGTAACTGACCAGTCGCGCCGCCTCAGTCCGCAATTGCCCCAATTCCTTGGGGATTTCGCTCGCTGCCGCCGTCATTTCCCCGAAGTGGTAGTTCCGGGACGTGAGCCGGGCGTTGGACGTGATGAACCCGGCGAGGATCCGGGGCAGATCTTCGCTGTAGCCGGCAACACCCTTCCGGTGGATCAGCCGCTTCATGGCCGACCGGGACGACAGGGCGAGCTTGTAGAAGTCTTGGAACGCCGCATCCTCCGATAGCCCCGTGGCGTTGGCGAACGCCGCGAGCGAGTCGAGCGACAGGCCCCGGTAGAGCTTCCATTGATCCTCGTCCATCGTGCCGGTGACGATGCGGACCTCCGGCGACTGGAACTCGGGATCCTCACGGAGATCGCGCTCGGCCTGATACATGGCCGCCTTCGACTCGTAGAGCCCGAAGAACAACTCCTCGGTCTGGTTGTTCACCGTGCGCGCCACGCGGACGCTGTATTTCCCGAACCGCATCAGCGGGGCGTAGCCCTGCTCGTAGAGCTTCTGGTAGCCCTTTTCGAGCTTCTCGATCTGGTCGATGCGCTCGTCGTAGCGGCCGACCGCTTCGAGGTTCTCGGCTTCCTCGGCCTCGGTGCGCGCCGTGTTCAGTTCGTCGAGGAGGATCGCCGTGCTGCGCATCGGGTCCGCCTTGGCGGCCGCAACGGCATCGTCGATGTGGTCGCCCTTGACGAGCTTCGCCATCTCCGACGTGACCATCTGCCGCAGCGACAGGTCGATCGCTGCGCGCGCCTTGTGGAAAAGGTCGATCTGCGACTCGGTCAGGACCGGAGTCCGGATGATCCCGTGCGTCTGCGTCGGGATCGTCGCGCCGTTGCGAAGCTGATCGTCGGTCAGGCGCGTGTCCGCGAGCGTCCCAAGCATCATGGCATTGGCCGCCGCCGCCGTGTCGTCCCGGATCGACTTGATCCGGCTCGGCGTGATGTTGCGGAAGGCGTCGGCGATGTTCCCGAGCCGGGGCAGCATCTCCTCGCCGGCCAGATCCGCCGCGTCATTGGCGAAGGCCGCGACGTCCCGGATGTAAGCCTGCGCCGCCATGAACACCCGGCGGAAGTAGGTGTTCTGCTGCGCCTTGTGATACTGCGTCTGGAACGGCTTGAGGATCGGGTTGAAGGTGTTCGGCGTCCGCAGGAAGGTGTCCGTCACCCATTGCGTTGCCTTCTCGGTCAGCCCGACCGAACTGAACTTGTCGCCGGCAGAGGGGATCGTCATCGCGCCGGTCGTCTCGACCACTTGCCGCGCGGCTGCCAAAAGTGCCAGAACGTCGTTGTCCGACATGCGCAGATCGAACCCGAGCGCGCGGATCCCGCGCCGGATGGCGGCGACGAGCATCTGGAACCCGTTCAGGGAGCGGAGCTTCTCGCCCTGCCCCGCCATGTCGGCGAGGGCTTCCTCGGTAGCGAGCGCCCGGCTGTAGCCGCGCGACCGCATCTTCTCGTCCGCCATTGCCCGGACCGCCGGGTTGTCGACGTAGATCTTCTCCATGATGCGGTCGAGTTGGTCGCCAAGCAGGCCCTTGAGCCCGTAGTGACCCGCGACTTCATGGAGGAGGGTGAACTGCGCCTCGGCGGCATCCCGCAGACCCGAGGCGATGAGGTAGACCTCGCCCTTGTTCGAGAACAGGCCCCGGACGCGCCGGCCGCCTTCGAGCGCCTTGCTCAACGTCGGGCTGTTCTGGTAGCCGGGGATGTCGGCAATCGAGTCGACCACCCGGATCGGCGGCGCGTTCTTCCACGTCGCGCGGATCGGGTCGATCCACCCCAACACTTGCGCCGTCGTCGAGCCGGCCCCGGCCTCGCCAATGGACGCCTTGGCGGAGGGCGCGGGCGGAATGTATTGCTTCGCCAGATCCCCGATGCTGTTCGAGACATACATCGGCATCTGGTTGCGCAGGAACTTGACCAGTTGACCGAGCTTGTCCTTCGGCACCGTAGCTCGCATCATCGACCCGCCGCGCCGACCAGAGAGGTCGCCAACGATGCCGACGATCGTCTTGTTCTTGATCCACCGCGACCCCTCCGAGCGACGGATGATGAGGTCGATGTCGCCGTAGGTGTCCGGTTGCAGCGCGATGACCCGGTTCTTAGAGAACACGGCGAAGGTGTAGGGTTCCTCCGTGCCGATCGCGGCAAGCGGGGCATTCTCGCCCCGGATGTCGTTCCACTCCTTGAGCTTCTGCTGCCACCAGTCGTAGGACTTGGCGTTGCGCTTGATGATCGCGTGACCGACCGCCGACAGGAAGTCGGTGATCTGCCGGGGGTCGCGCATCGCGTAGTCTTGCGCGGCAAGGTCGCCCGGTTGGAACCCGCGCGGCATCAACAGGCCCGTCTCCGCCTCGGCGCGATTGCGGATCGTGAACGTCATAATCTCGCCGACGCCCTGCGTCTGCGATAGCGCCTGCGGGATGTTCCCCGTGATGATGTATTTTTCCTCGCGGCCGCCAGTCAGGTTGCGGTCGCGGTATTCCCAATCGAAATCGGGGTGACGGCCCCATGCCGCCCCTCTGAAATTCGCGTTCCGCTCGATCTTCGAGAGTTGCAGCGAAAGGGCGCCATTCGGGATGTTCCGCAGGAATTGAATGCGGAAATTCGACGGCGAGAACGGATTCCCCGCCTTCGCGCTCGGTTTGGCAACGGTGTAGCCTGTGACCGTAGCGAACGACTCGACGTCGTTGTAGCGGATCAGCCCGCCGTGACCGATGCTGTAGGCGCGCAGCGCCGACAGCGTCCGCTCGCGGCGCTCGCCGAATTCCTTGAGGTCAGCCTGCACGGCCGCAAGCCGGGTCGCCAGAACCTCACGCTCCTTCGGCGTCGTGTCCTGCTTCTGCGCCTCGGCCGTGTATTGCGCGATCTTGAGCGTCAGTTGGTTCCGCGCCTCGTCATACGCCACCGTCAGGTCGGACTCGATCTGCTTGATGACGTCCTCGG